TAACTAAATCTTTTACCTCAGCTTTTGAACTCTTACCTTGCATTCTCTGTTCTATCTGATAATTATATGGATATGCTCCTACTGAAAATTGAGCCTTAAAAAATAATGAATTACCTTTAAAATTTATCTTACCACCCCTATCAGATATTTCAAAATAACTATATGGTTTAGCTAAAAATTGCCCACCAGTGGCAGATATACCTTCTACTGGAACAGGAATTACATTAGTAGGTGTTACTTTTACTGGAGCATTTTTAGTTTGCTTCTTAAGAGAAATTGGAAAAAGAATATTACTTCCAACCAACTGAGAAAGATAAGCATTAAGAGTTCCCACAAAAATTTCAGGTGGTGTTGGTTCTTCAAATTGTTTTTGCAACTCTTTAACTCTATTCAAAATATTTTTTTCTTGATCACCATTAACAACAAACACATCTGCTGTATTCCAAGAATCTTTTTGACCACCAAAAACCTGTTTTTGAGCAGGAGTAAAAACATCCCATATCTCACCCATTATATAACTTACTTTATTATTATCTATGATACCACGAGCCCATCCTTCCTTTCCATCATACCAACCATACTTTAAGTTAGTGGCTTTTTCTAAAGCACCTTTTAAAGATGCAGCTTGATTTAAAAAAGTAACATACCAATCTTGTGGCATGTTAGGATAAACTTCAGTTAATGTAGTTTTTAATTCTATATCTTTATCTGGAGTTAGATCTGCATTTTTTTCAATGGCATAATAAGTTGTAATGATAGAACACTTTTCTTGTTCCTCCTTAAATACCTTAGCCATTATGAATACTTTTTAAGTATTTAGATGTCACCTTCCTTTCTATTCTCTGACTTAAGAACATCAAACTCACCACCAGGATATCTTTTCTTCAACTTATCTACATTCAATAC